GGTGGTGGTGGTTCAGCACCCGGTGGTACAGAACCTGGTCGTGCCGGTGGTTCTGGCGGTGGCGGTGGTGGTAGAAATGGTGCTGGTGGAGCAGGAAACACTCCTCCCGTTGCACCTGACACAGCCCAAGGTTTTGCAGGTGGACCCTCAGATATCCCTGGTGGTGGAGCACCTTACGTAGGAAGAAATTCAGGAGCCGGTGGTGGTGGAGCAACTACTGTAGGCGTTACTAATAACCAATTACCTAACCAAAGAGGTGTTGGTGGTGGAGCAGGAAAAGTATTAGCTATTGCAGGTGCAGCACCTGTAAGAACAAATTGGGCTGGCGGTGGCGCTGGTTCTCAAGCAGAAGCAACAACTAATGGTGTTCCAGCAGAACAAGGAGTTCCCTATGGTGGTGGTAAAGGTATTCCCAATAATCAACCTACTCGAAATGGTGTGGCAAATACCGGTGGTGGTGGTGGCGGTGGTTATCCAAATAATTATGGAACTGGTGGATCAGGTATAGTAGTAATAAGATATCAATTTCAATAGGAAAATATTATGGCACATTTTGCAAAAATTACAGAAACCAACGAAGTACTTACAGTATTAACTTTAAATAATTCAGACATGTTAAATTCTGATGGAGCTGAAGAAGAATCTATAGGTCAAGCATATTTAGAACAACACAATAATTGGCCCGCACATTTATGGATTAAAACTTCATATGGCACACATCGAAATATTCACAACAATGGTGGCACTCCTCTTAGAGGAAATTTTGCTGGTACGGGATTTACTTGGGATACAGTAAATAATTTATTTTGGCCTCCCGCGCCTTTTGCATCTTGGGTAAAAGATATACCAAATGCACAATGGGTATCACCAACAACAAAACCAGAGTACACAGAAGAAATGCTTTCACAAAATACTGCACTAACCCACCAATGGGATATTAGCTGGAATGAAGCTACATTAAGTTGGGATACAACAGACGGCGGTATTCCTGGTAACAATCCGGAATAATTCTAATACTTGACAGTTTAAAAAAAATTATATATCTTTAATATTAGGTATGCATAAGAAAGTATTAACAGAACAGATTCTTTATCATGGAGATGTCTCAATGCCAAAAGGTTGGGAGGTTGATCGTAATGATTTAGCTCACCATATTTTAGAATCATCTTTTAATAATAAAAATGTTTTGTATTCACGAACATTATCAAAAGTTTCTGATTATATAAAAGAACATTTAAATTTAAAATTTAAATTATCTTTATTTGAAAAAGAAATAACAGGTCAAATATATAGACCTGGAGAAACAACTCTTCCTTTATTAAATGTTAACCCAGTAGATTTAACTAATTCTCCTGATTATACTATGTTGTATGGGGTTAATGTTAAAGATTGTATGGTTAGAATACACTACGACCATAATAGACGTGCAGGAAGAAGTTGGGATATTCCTTTAACTAATAATAAATTTTTAATATTTCCTTCAACAAATATGTATTGCATAACAAATAATCAAAAAGATTCTATGAATTTTATTCAAACAATTACATATGACTACAGAGAACTTTAATTTTATTGAAATATATAAAATAAATAAAACTATTTGTAATAGTTTAATTACTTATTTTAAAAAAAATAAAGAATATAAAATGCTAGGTGCGGTAGATAATGGTGTTGTAAACAAAAAAATTAAAAATTCTACGGATGTTCATTTTTACAATAATTCTAGAGACAAATCTATTAAAGTTTTTTTTAACGAATTAACTAAACATATTAAAAGTTATGTAGATAAATATAAAATGATAGATTCTCTTTTAACATCGCAGTGTAATAATATTCAACACTATAAACCCGGTGGTGGCTATCCTCATTGGCACTATGAAAGAGGAACTGGTTCTATGTTATCTAGACAACTAGTTTATATGCTTTATTTAAATACAGTCACGGATAAAGGAGAAACAGTTTTTCCTTATCAAAAAGTTAAAACCTTAGCTGTTAAAGGTGATTTAATTATTTGGCCTGCAGAATTTACTCACCCACATTATGGAATAGTATCCCCTACACAAGAAAAATATATAGCTACGGGATGGTTAGAACTACAATGAATTTAGAAAATAATTTTTGGTATTTTAAATCTGTTTTAACACCTAGATTTTGTGACGACCTTATTAAATATTCATTAAACAAAAAAGAAAAAATGGCTAGAACAGGTGGGTATAATAAAAATAAAAAATTATCTAAAAATGAAATTAATAATATGCAAAAGAAAAGAAAATCTGATGTAGTTTGGTTATCCGAACCCTGGATATACAAAGAAATACAACCGTATGTTCATATAGCAAATAAAAATGCAGGGTGGAATTTTGAATGGAATAGAAGTGAGTCATGCCAGTTTACTAAATATAAACTTAATCAATATTATGGTTGGCATTGTGATAGTGATACTAAAACTTACAATAAACCAGGGGAACTAGATCACGGTATGATTAGAAAATTATCAGTTACTTGTCAATTAACAGATGGATCAGAATATAAAGGTGGTGATCTAGAATTTGATTTTAGAAATTATGACCCTCCTTTAAGAGATGAAAAAAATCATGTTATAAAAGCGCCACAAGCCTTAGCTAAAGGTAGTGTAATTGTTTTCCCATCTTTTTTATGGCATAGAGTTAAACCTGTAACAGAAGGAACTAGGTACTCATTAGTAATGTGGAATCTTGGATATCCTTTTAAATAATGAAAACATATAAAAATTTATTACCAAAAATGTTTTTTGATAAATTAAGTAATATTGTAAATGATAAATGGATTCCGTGGTATTTTCTTGATCGAACTATAGAATCTAAAACAAATAAAGAACGTATGGATAATTTTATGTTTACTCATCTTTTAGCTGAGGCTGAACCAATACAAAAACCTCTTGAAATAAAAAGTAATCAGTTTACTGTTTTTGAACCTATAATATATTTTATAAATGAACATGTTAAAGTAAATAAAATTTTAAGAATGAAATTAAATTTATATCCTAAACAAAATTTAGTATTAGATCATGTTGCTCACCATGATTTTGAAGAAAAAAATATAGGAATTAAAACAGCTGTATTTAATTTTACTACATGTAATGGTGGAACTACTATTAATAACAAATTTTATAAATCTAAACAGAATGAATTGCATGTGTTTGATAATGAATGTTTGCATTATGGACGAGTACAAAACAATACAAAAACTAGAATTGTTTTAAATATAAATTGGATATAAAAATGCTTAACCAAAATAAATACTTATCTCTTATTGAATCTAAATTAAAACATCAAAAAGATATACCAACATACTTTGATAATTTTTTAATAGAAAATATATATAAAGGACAACCTTATTTCTCTAGGGCCATTTTAACTTTTAAAAATTTTCTTAAATCTAAAAAAAATAGATTTATTAATTTTGAAAAAAGAACAAAAGAAAAATGTAATATATCTAAAAAAAATAGAACGTCTCAAATGAGTGTCCTACTATCTCAAGGAACCCACTCCATTTTTCAATGGAAAAATTATACAGTCTGTAAATCTGTTTTAGATCTATCTATATATTCCATGTTAATAACTAAGTTGAAACCAGATGTAATTGTAGAAATTGGATCGGGAACCGGGGGTAGTGCTGTTTGGTTGGCCGACATGATGAATGTATTGGGGTTAAAACCAAATGTGTATAGTTATGATATAAATAAACCAAGTCTAAAGTACCCTGGAGTAAATTTTTTTAAATTTGATTTACATACGTTAGACAACAAAAAGTTTCCTAAACATAAAGACTGGAAAGGTGTAAAATTAATTATAGAAGATGCTCACGTAAACATTCCTGTTGTGCTTGACACAATTGATAAAGATTTAAAAAAAGGAGATTATTTTATTATAGAAGATAGTTCTAATAAACAAAAAGATGTAAAAAATTTTATTTTAAAATCAAAAAACAAATATGTTTTAGATAGATATTTTTTAGATTTTTTTGGGTTCAATGGAACAAGTGCAATAAATTCAATATTTAAAAAAATATAATACTATGTTTAAAAAAAACAAATACGTAGTTATAAAAAAAGCAATAGATAAAGATTTAGCTTTATTTTTATACAATTATTTTTTAGTAAAAAAACAAGTTTATGATACTTGTTTAGAAGCCAAATATTTTTCACCGTATGAAAATATAATGGGTATGTATGAAACAGGTTCTGGAGCACAAATTCCAAATACCTTTGCAAGTTATGCTGACATTGCTATGGAAACTTTAATGTTAAAATGTCAACCTATTATGGAAAAGTCTACAGGACTTAAGTTAACTCCGGCATATACTTATGCTAGAATTTATAAAAAAGGCGATGAACTTAAAAGACATAAGGATAGATTTAGTTGTGAGATATCAACTACAATGAATTTAGGAGGAGATAAATGGTCTATTTATTTAGAGCCTTCTGGAAAACTAGGTAAAAAAGGAATTAAAGTAGATTTAAATCCTGGAGACATGTTAATTTACAAAGGCTGTGAATGCGAACATTGGAGAAAAAAATTTAAAGGAGAAAAAAATGTGCAAGTTTTTTTACACTATAACGATTTAAAGACACAAGGGTCTAAAGGAAACATCTTTGATGGACGAGCTCATTTAGGTCTTCCAAATTGGTTTAAACGGTGATATACCTTCTTATAATGGAGGCAGTACTATTACATACCAACTGCCTCCTTTATAAGGATTTTATTTTATGTTAGGATTTTCATCATTCGCAGAATTACCATTTGCTACCTCATCTGAATCAGATGGAGCAGTAACAATTAGTGTTACAGGTAATGCTCTACAAATTAGTATTGGTAATGTAGGTATCACAGCCGATTCAATTGTTGAAATTGCAAACCCCAATAGATTAACTTTAGGTGCTGGAACTGTAACAATTACAGCAGATGCTAACCTTTCTGTTACAGGCAATGCTACCTCAATAAGTGTTGGAACTGCTATAGCTATTGCAGACATCATAATACCTGTAACTGGAAATGCGTTGACCTTAGCAACAGGAACTGTTACAGTAACAGGAACAGCGTTAATAAGTCCTGTAGGATCTCAATTAGTTGTAGGTTCTAAAGAAGCAGGGATTATTACTTGGAATGATATTGTTCCCGGTGTAAA